AGAGGAAGCTGAAACTCTGCGGGCGGGTTCTGGTAAATGCCAGCCCACTGAAGAAGAAGAGTTGCCAGTAGCCCCAGAGCCAGAGCCAGAACCAAAGCGGGAAGAGGCTTCATCTGATGTCCTTACGATTTACGATATGCCGGGTAGCAGATGGAATTGGGAAGGGCGAAGCAGCAAGAGCGTTTCAGATTCTTTCATGCGTTCGCACCTTCTTTCAGATCATGGCGTAGATGCCGCAGGTATGTCAAGGTCACAAATGCAAGTGGTACACGACAATATCCATAACGGCTACCCAGCGTTTGGAAAAGCGTCCAGTACATCCTGTCCAGACGGTCAATGTCCTGTGCCGGGTTCTTCTGGCAGTAGTAGCGGAAGTTGTCCAACTTGTCCGGGTGGCAGCAGCAGTTCACGTTCAAGAGGCTTATTTGGAAGGTGGAGATAATGAGAATTAAACGCAAACACAACCGCACACAGGCCGAAGCGAAACAGCGTCTTGTCGCGTTAGCGGACCAGATGGGTATGGAACTGCAATGGGTGGATGATCAGTCGGCCACTGGGTCCATGACGATCAACGGCGTTACTGTAACGGGTGCCGCTTCCGTATCCGCAACAGACGTGACCCTAGATGTTGAGTTGCCACGCCTAGCTAGGATGTTCACTAGCCGCATTCAGAAGCAGGTTGAGAAAGAAATGGACAAGGCACTATGAGCGAGGACACACCGAACATTGCAACTGCACAGGGGATATCTGAATTCCTGCAAAAGAACGGGCTGGCTACCATGCTGGTTTTGGCCGGTCTGTGGTTTGTTGTCCTGCCATTGAACGAACGGTATCAAAAGATGTTGGAAGAAGTCAGCCAATCGAATACCAGCCTCAGCGACACCGTAAAAGAACTGAAGGAGGGAATCATTGAAATTGGCCGCAGCAATCAGTCCAATATCGCAGCCAGCCAAGACCTACTGAAAGACATCGACCGCAGACTTCAGGACGTGGAGGACGCATCAAAGGAGATCAGCCGCAAACTGGACGATTTGAGGGGTGGTCGCGGATCAGCCTACACCCCCCCTCAGAACTTTACCGAACCCGCTGAATCAACGTAACCTATAGGTAAGGCTTTTTAGGCCATTTCACATTACTTGGAGTTTAACATGAACCCAGCCGAAGAAAAGGCTTTGAGAAGCCTTAACGAGAAGACAGAAGAACTTCGCCTTATGCAGGACATGAGTTGCGAAACCCCAGAAGAAGAGGAAGTGCGAGCCAGCGAGATCGACAAACTTGTTGCATCCGTTGAACAACACTCGGCCTCTCTTGAAAAAGAACAACGAGCGGCAGCAGCACTTGCAAAAGTGGAATCTGTAAAATCTCAGGTCACGACAACTGGCCTGGTTCGCTCTAAGCCAGCACCGAAGACAGAGATTCGTGCGATTGAGAAACGCAAACTACATCGCTGCTTTGATGGCGACTACGAAGGTGCTGCCGCACTTGGTCGCTATGTACAGAGCATTGCAGGCGTTCAAGCCCGTGCTGCTTCCGCATACCCACAGGCATCTGTCGACAGCATTGCTGCTTATGGTTCAGGTGAGAATGCAACCACTTTCCCAACTTCAATGTCGGCCCTCGTTATGGATACACTCTATAACGGACTGATTAACGAAGTGAACTATACGGCACTGTGTCCGCAGCTTGCTCGCAACTTCAGTGTTCCAACAAACGGAATGCAAATTCCGATTGCTGACGAGGCTGGATACGCAAAGTTCTACTCCGAACTGCAACACATTGACCCGATGCAACCAGTTGTCAATGCAGCACAGCTTGTACTGCACAAGATGGCACACCTCAACTACTGTTCTAGCGAACTGCTTGAGGACACCATATATGCGGCAGGATTCGTGGTAGAAACCTTCAGTAATTCATTTGCCAAAACGATTGATAACACATGGCTGCAAGGAAATGCAGGCATTGGCGTTGAAGGTCTTTGCGATGCAATCGAAGGATACGACAGCGGAAGCCATGTCATTACTGCTGCTGACTCTGGCAAGATATCGCCTGACGAAGCATCAATGGCAGTCATGCTGACCTACCGCAATACTTCAAGTCCTTCGTGGCTTGTAAGTCCTGTCGGCTGGGCGGCTGTGATGTCACATGTCGTCACGCCAGAGTCTGGCGCACTTATGACAAACTCGGTATCGGCTTCGCTGTTTGGGTCGCCAGTATACCTTTCCTACGAGTTGCCAGAAGATGTTCTTGCTGTCCATGGATCGTTCTCGCAGTCATCTGCATACGGAACAAAGCCACGCGGCGTAAAGATCATTAGTAGTGACACGCGGGCCATGGAGTTTGACGCCACTACATTGATGGGACAGATGCGAGCAGGCTGGAACAACCACAGCCCGCAGTTCTGCACCTTGATCAAGGATGCGGCTCCCTGATGATTGATAGTAAACACGGCGTGCTTTTTGCCTGGCTGGCTTGAAGATTCGCCGCTAGGTTCATACCCCCTTCACCGCTACCCTCCAGCGGTGAAGGGGGCTTTCTTAGGAAAACCCTATGTCTTTCTCCAGTATTAGACGAGCGACTCAACCAGACTTTGAACCACTTTCGCTTTCTGAGGTTAAGTCGCATCTTCGCATCATGGCCGACATGACGGACGATGATCAGTACATCATGGGGTTGATTGCAGCGGCTCGTTTATACTTTGAAAACCGGGTTGGACAAACGACTACTTTGGTGCAGTGGCGAGCAAAGACAAAGGGATGGAACACATGCAGTTGCATGGGACAAGAACTTCCTTACCCCCCTCTTTATGTTGACGAAGATCACCCAATCACGTTGAGTTATGTCGATCAGGCAGGCGACACGGTAACGGTGCCTGCTGCTGACATGACACACGATACCGCCGACTATCCCGGCACCGTGAACTACACTGGACCGTCACCTGGTTGCGACACAACGATGACGATTGAGTGGTGGGCTGGCGTTGATGCACCAATGAAAATCAGTCAGTTGTGGAAGTCTTGCATGTTAGTGTTGATTGGTCATTGGTATGAAAATCGTTCTGCCGTTTCAACCGATTCGGGTGGCGTTGAAATACCTATGAGTTTTGACATGATGGCAGCAGGCTGTTCGTATGATGGGAGAGCATAATGCGATTCGGCACATTCAGAGAAGTTGCCTACGTTGAGTACGCAAAAGAGACGCAGAACGAGACGGGCGAATTCATCCAAACGTGGCATTGCTTCTCTAAAATCAGATGCAGCATCACCTCTTTGTCATACTCCCAAAGCACCAGAATGGAACAGGCGGCGGGTGACACGTCTTGGCAGTGTCGTACTCGATTCCTTCCTGGCCTCACTGGCAAGATGCGGATACGCTGGCAAAGTCGATACAACAAGATACTGTACATCTCACAAATCACCGAGATTGGTCATGAAGAGTACCACACCATCATTTGCGAAGAGAGGTCGTAAATGGGACGTGTTGCAAAACAGAGATATGGCAAGTTCGGCGGCGGTCGAATTGAACTTAACCAAAAGGAAATCCAAGAACAGGTCGATGTTATCATCCAAGCGTTTTTGGCGTTTCCGGTTAATCTCAGACGAAAGCACATTGGTGCTGCCTTGCGACGAGCCTGCACGAAGAAATACGAAAACGAACAAACTATAAAAAGTGAATCAAAAGGCAGGGTGCAGGCTGGAAGCATGGCTTATGCCTACGTCACAGAAGCAAAGAAGTTTGACAAAACAAGGCAGAAGTATGGTTCTAAGTACAAAACATACACTCGCAAGAATGGCAAATCATACACTCGCCGCATACCAAACGCCTTGCAGAACTCTGTAGGTGCCACGAAGGTATTTCCCGGCTATCCAAGAGACTCTGCCGTTGAGTGCAAGATTGGATATTTACGAAGCAAGTCCAAACGTGGACAAGTTGCCATGCTGCTTGATGAAGGCACGAATGCGAGGTACAGAAGCATACAACTTGTTAAGGCTAAGGACTTCCAAGACAAGCGTTTTGCCATGCTGAGTCTTAGCGGCAATCTCATACGGTCTGGAAAGAAAAAAGGAACCTAC